GAAAACCCCCAAGCCCGAAGGCAACAGCTTCTAAAACTGCCGTGTATACCATTCCACCAGCCGCGCATATGTTAAAAGAAAATGGTCCGCGGGCCGGGAATCGAACCCGAATAGCTGCATTCACAGTGCAGGGCCTTAACCGATTAGGCTACCCTCGGAAATAAAATTGGAGCTCACGGCCGGACTCGAACCGACATAGGACAGGGTTGCAATCTGCCGAGTAGCCATTCCCCCACGTGAGCGTTGATGAATGATTTTGAAAGTGGCTCCTGAACTTGGGATCGAACCAAGGACCTAGTGATTAACAGTCACCCGCTCTGCCGCTGAGCTACACAGGATTTGAAATGGTCGGGGCACTCAGGAATCGAACCGAGTTCTCAAGGTTAAGAGCCTAGTACATCAACCAGCAATGTTTTGCCCCGTCTGTTTCAGAAAGTGGTTGCACCCCTACATCAAGATCATGACTCTTGGTCCCGGCCGGGTATGCGCGGGGTGCGGATTGCGTAGCGAGCTTCAATGTCTCGCATCTCCCGATTCATGGTCGGGCATCTTTATGATTTAGACGATACGTAAAATGGTTGGACTGGAGAATTTCGAAATCTCGACCTACCGCTTATCGGGCGGGTGCTCTGCCTCTGAGCTACAATCCATTTGAAAGTGGTACTGCTACGGAGAGTTGAACTCCGATTTGCTGATTGAAAGTCAGGCGTCCTACCCTTAGACGATAGCAGCATTGAAAGTGGGTCTCCTGGTAGGGCTCGAACCTACATTTACCTTTTAAGGGCCTGCTGATTAACAATCAACCGCTCTGCCATTGAGCTACAAGAGAATTTAGAAAGTGGTGCGTGCGGTGGGACTCGAACCCACGTGCCGTTTAAGGGGAAGGTTTACAATCTTCCGTCTTCGCCGCTAGATCAACACACGCATATGAAAGGGTTTCTCGACTGCCGAATCGAACGGCTTTTCGTAAAAGCTTTACTTATGAACCATCGCTTGGTCATGACTACAAGCTCGTCGTGAAAGTGGTCGGGATAGCCGGATTCGAACCGACGGCATCTGCGTCCCAAACGCAGCGCTCTACCAAGCTGAGCTACATCCCGTTATGAAAATGAACATGATCACGTGCTTACCGTTACACTAACAAGTCCGCGAGTTACGCATAGTGGACAGGCGCGGAATTAGTCACCGCTCTTTAATCATATCTGAAAATGAAAGGCTGAGAGGGAATCGAACCCTCGAAGAAATCGGTTTGATCGGAACCGATGCCATACCACTTGGCTTTGTGAATTTGTTTCCACCAACCTATTGAAAGCGCGGCATGTTTAACTTATTTTGATGAGCACATACCAGATTCGGTTTCCTTACTATGCCAGTCTTAGTGACATCCTGGGGTCTTCCTATCATCAAAAATGGCTGCACGAACCCAGCTGTGCAATTATGATTAGCTTGTCTCTTCGAGCTACAGACTCTTACGACAGGGCGGTCACCTTAAAGTGTTGGCGGCCGGAGCGATTCCGGATCTTCAGGTTGGAAACCTGATGTCGTTAGAATTTAGACCAACGCCAAAGTGTTTGAGATCAGTTACTCGCCGCGGGTTGTTAGCCAGCACTTTCGTGATCTCGGAAAGAAACCGAGGGGATTAGTGGAACTCTACTCCTGAAGGAGCGGCTCTAACTGAACACATGTTCCCCTCAGTTGGTTTTGTTTTCGATTGTCAAAGAACGGATTCAACGAAGCATATTCACTTCGAGGGAGGAAGAATAACCGAGCAGTTTTGCAACTCGCTCAATCAATCGCCTCAGCAAATTCTATCAAAGTTTCTCGCACTTGTAAATAACTTTGTGCTACAAATGAATTTTATTTTTCTCGGGTCAACTGGGATTCGCCCGCTAGCGTTGACTCAGGCCGAAGCGCTGTGAGTCAGTTTCGCGTTCCCTTAGGCTCTTTTCAGACCGGATGAGAAAACTTTGACAGAGGAGTGTAATGAACAGATACGATCCAAGCCTTGCTTGAAAAGGAAACGATTGAGATTGTGGCAACACCAATCGTTACAGAAATATTGTATCAGGTTTGTGTTAGGTTGTAAACTTGAAATGCATGCTTTGTTAGGAGCATGCATTTCAAGACCGAAGAAGAGAGGTTAGAAATGCATCATCCAGAAAATGTTAGTCTGAAATTCACCCAAGCACGTAGAATCGCTTGCGGCGAATCTGATGGCTTATATGAATGTTCGTGTTTCATCTTGTGAATTTATTTATACAGAGAGAGTACTTAAGAGGAGATTATTTCAACTTTTTTCACCAAGAATTTTCCAGGTGTTGCCGTCGCCGTCAGATATGAAGTAGCCGCCGACACCTTTCGAGATCTTGAACTTGGTAAGAGGAACAGGATCGGTTACATTTCGGACGAGCTCCATAACAGCCGCGAACTTCTTGTCGTTTGCAGATGCTTCAGCTAGGATCGTTTTGGCCGCTTCTGTTAAATGGGTTCTTGCCATGTTACATTACTTTCTTTGGAGCCTTCTTAGCCATAGGAGCGGATGTTCCCAATTGAGACTTGGAAAGGTCGCCTTCCATACCAAAGTTGCGAACAACCCACATGATCGTTGGGCGAGTGTATCCAGCTTGGTCAAGAATCGAATACATCTCCGAGCCTGTGATGTCAGGAGATTCACCTGAGTCAATCACTTGGCTGATGTAACCCTCGGCGTGCTGAGGATCGTTAAGACGCGATGCAGGAGGATCTTTAGGCCAGCTCTTCTTCTTGCCAGTTCCCCAGCCAGAAGGATCCTTTGGAACTTTAACAGGCTTCATCTTGGAGCCGTTATTCAATGAAGGCGAAAAGATGTTCTTGATTATGTCCGACGTCATCTGAATGCCGTACTCTTTCGAGGTGATCAGATGCTTTGTGACGCGATCAAGATTCCAGCCGATTCGCTTGAGTGACGCAATGTCGTTAATCAGTTTAGCTGAGTTTTCTTCGGTAAGAACGGCTTCAGTCACACCCTTATTCATGATGTTATCCGCGAAGTGATTTGCTGAAGCAGACTTGAGATTAGCTTTGTCGGTTGCTGCGATACGGTCAGCTCCCTTTAAGGTGAGACCATACGCGACCATCTTCTTCGTGCGAACATCATACGTGACGTAGTAATCTCCGCGAAGGCGTTCCTTTTCAGGAGCAAGTTCCCACTTGACGCCGTTCGTCATCTTGACCGCTTCAGTTAAACCTTCGACAGCGGATCGTGTTGGGGTAATGTCATGTTCTTCGACAGACTCGTTCTTCTTGTATTCAGCAACAAATGCATTGAACAACGAAGTGTTTCTCGCGATCTTGGTCATGATGTCGAGTAACAGACCTGCGACAACGTCGCCTTTGTTCATCTTGTCGCGGACCGTGTTGATCTCGCCATAAGATGCGTGCATAGACAACATCACCTTTGTTACAGCAGCTGCGTCAGCTGCACTAAGTTCTTCGTTGATGTTAGGCATTACTTGAGTTTTCCTTTGAGGTAAGATAGAATCTCAGCCTTGGCTGGAGCAATGTCTTCATGCTCAGTCATAGGTCCCTTCTTCCACTTTGTCCACGCAGCGACAATCTTGTCAATGCCGGAATCAAAGTCAGGGCCCATTGACTCAATATAGTCCTCTCGGAGAACGTCAGCCACAGGCTTAACTGCGGTTGATTCGGAGAGCACTGCTCGAATAGCAACGGCAAGATTTGGTTTCTTAGTGTCCATACTTCTATTTATACCTTCATGAAGCTTTCCCATTCAGGGCGCATCGTCAAACGGTCTGCGGCAACAATGAACTCCACGGTGTCCAGGATCTTAGGCTTTACCTCCGATCCCTTAATGTCGTAGAACGGAAACTTCGAAGCCTTCTTGTTGTTGCACTTCTTACAAGCGAGAACGATGTTCTGGTCATAGTCAGCGCCACCCTTCGACTTAGGGAGCAAGTGGTCCTTAGTTGCTAAACTGAACTTGATGTCCTTGTGACAGTATTGACATACACCGCCGTAGAGGTTGAAGATTTGACGCAGGCTCGACACGCGAGTGTGTTGCTTCTTCATTTCCTTGAAGTTGCCAAAGTAGCCTGGGATCACGACGATCGTAGGCACAGGATATTCCGTCTTGGTCGTTCGCAACGACGGTGTGTCGTCGGCAAAGTCGGCACGCTCATTCCATGTTTTCCAATCATAGATATTGCCCTCGGCATCAACACCACGGACTGTCCCACCTATCAAGGTGCGGATCGCGGAGCGGGCATTGAAGAATCCAATTGCTTGGAATGATGCCGTGAGGACTAGAGTCGTCTTCTTGTTTGGTTTTACAGGTGTCATGATAAAGTAAAGTGGTACGCACGACAGGACTCGAACCTGCACGCCCGAGGGCGGCGCCGTTTAAAGACGCGGCGTCTACCAATTCCGCCACGTGCGCTTTGTGTTATTTATTTAAGATGTGTGGAACTAACTGCTCCCAATTGTCAATACGAATGAAATCTTCCAGTTTGCTCGTGGGATTCACGAGATTGTATGGGTGATTGAACAAGAATGTTCGGAGACCTAGTTCGGAGCCAGTGTTGGCGTTGCCGATGTGATCTTCAAGCCAGATTCGATTTGAGTCTTTGTAAGGTGCTAGTGCCTCGCCCTTGTGAGCGCCGCAATCGAGAATAGTCACGCCTGAAATTGCAGGACCAAACAGATCCTTGAGATTCCTTTCGCGCAACTTGCCTGCACAGTAATCAGTGCCCATGCTAGTGATGCAGTGGAAAGTAATCCCGGCGTAGTAAAGTTGCTTCACCCAATGAAGCGCATCGGCATACGGCTCAAGATAACCCATCCAGGCCGATGCATTGAATGTTCTGATCTTGTCGTAAACGAAGTCAGGATTGAGCCTGGGATAACACTTTTCGAGTTGATAAGCAGGCTCATCGTTTCGGTCAAATCCTTGGGAAGACATCCATGAATGGAATGAGTCTTCCCAGTTCAACAGAACTCCATCTACGTCAGTAAGGATCTCAGGCATATTCAATACACGGTGGTGATGTACAAGTCGAACGTCGCCGCATCATCCTTGAGGATGTCAGAGTAGGCATTCCGCCACGACCTCTTATTCGCAATCTTATACTTCTCGGCATTTGGGTTGTTCTTGCCGAGGCGGCCGCAAGCGCGAACTCTTTGGATGTTTGGTCGGCCCGTTGAAAGCGTGCGCTCAAGTTTGTTATTCTTCTTGACCAATTCGCGAACCTCTTTGAGTTCGAGGAGACCAGCTGCATCATTGTTGATTGTGCCGAGGTAAGATGACGAACGGCGGCGGCTGCGGATAGATGGGAGCTTGTTCATAATGAAGGATGCAGTTCAGGTTGACGCTAGGCGCCGATTAGAAACCGTAATGATATTCGGTATGAATGTAGATGTCAAGCGTGGCGGCATCGGCCTTGGCGATGTATTGATAGTTGCTGCAACAGAAACCCCAGCCGCGGTTGCGGGCCACTTTGTACTTGGCGGAATTCGGGTTGTTCTTGCCGAGGCGGCCGAAGGCAACGACTCGCTTGAGCTTGCTTCGGTAAGTGGGGTCCTTGAGTTTCAGGAGGCGCTCGTTCGCATTGTGAACTTTGTTTTCGGCACGGATTTGTGCAAGTTCGGCGAGCCCGGCAGAATCATTCGTGATTGAGCCAAGGTAGGTTTCAGTGCGGTTCGGGTGTTTGATCATAATGTATTTCGGTTACGACAAATTCTAACAAACAATTCACGGCTTGTAAACAAGAAAATGCGTCAATTTTCTCCGTGTTTTTCGTAGTATTTTCCGATGGTTTCCAGCAGGAGTGGAGCCCAGGTATCTCGGTTTTGCTTGAAAATCAGCGGTTTTGAGCTGTAATCGACTACCATGATTGTGACGAGATTTGAGATCGGAATCCCAGTTCGTTCCTCGAACATAATTGCATATCCAGTCTCCTGAATGAAGTAATCCTCGATGTCCTTTTCAGTCTTGACGGATTTGCTTGTCTTGAAGTCGATGATCGAGAGAACGCCGTCATAGTAAGCAATTAAGTCGGCTCGACCCGCGACCTTCAGGTAATGAGAGAATAGAGCAACCTCTTGCGCTATGATTCGATCAACGTGTTCGTCCAAAATCTTTCTCACAACACCGAACGATTGAATCACGTGTGGCATCTCCTTTTTAAGATCAACCACTTCATTGTTGATATGCTTCTCCGCAAGAAGGTGGAGTGCTGAACCGCGTGTAACACCGTGATGACAAATACGGTCAGCCTCTACATCGCCTACTCTCTTCCGCCACTCCTCAAGGTAATCCTTTGCACGTACTGATAGGACAGTCGTCATCGACGGATACTTCTTCCCATCGGGTGTTAGGTACCGTCTTCCCTCAACTTCATCGTTAGTCACGTATAGGTCTTCATAACCTACGCTGATCGGCTCGTGCTTGAAACTCATCGGGTGATGATCGTGTTATTCTTTGCCGAGGCTTTCTTGACGCCCATGAGAACATCGTTCCAACCTGAGCCTGCACGAGCAAGGACGGACTTTGATCCGCCGTATGAAATTGCAGATGCCTTGAAGAAGCCGCGCTTGACCGAGCCTACCTCCTTGCAATGAGGGCAAGGGAGCGATAGAGGTACGTCACGATCATTGAGGAATTGCTTCTCTTCCCAAACCTCTTTGCACGCATCACAGAAATAGTCGTATTGCATAATCTGATTTATCCTTGGATTCTTTTTGATTTCTTGCCCACTCGCCATTGCATATTTGACAAGCCGCCTCTGATGAAATTGGAAATTGCGCAAGCGCTTCAACGCTAGCATAGTTACGACGCACGAGTTCCAGCTTGTGACTGACACATAGTAGCAATGGCTTGGAATTCATAGGTCGTGTTCTCGTAAGTATTCACATGCTTCAATGATCGGACGGCAATGACAGTTCTTAGGATAGCAGAAGCAACCTAACACCGCGTCATCAGGAATCAATCGGAGAATCTCGACAAGGTACTTGTTCTTCCTCAAGCGATCAAGGAGATATGCGGTGTACTCTCGAATGTTCTCGTCTCGGTCCTCCTCGAATCGTAACGGGCTTGGATTGCCGAAGATGCTAAGATCAATCGGATCTCCTTTCGCTTTATGCCGAGACGATGCTCGGCCGCAGTAGTGTGTACACTCATGCCGAATGCAGTTGACGTATGTCATTGCAATAGCGAATGAAGTAATGCTAAGATTCTTATGAATAACAACGTTGTTTGGATGATTAGCCAATATAGAACGTAAGATACGGCCTGGCTTATGAATTTTAGAGTAACGTAAAGTATATTCAATTTAAGAGGCTGGTCAGCTAAAGATATTTGGGAATGCCGCCTTAGCGAGCGTAAGGTCAAGCGCTGGAAACATTTCGGTCAACTTCTTGTCCTTCATAGCAAGGATAACATCTGCATCCTTTCCGTTAATTGACTCAAGGAGCGCAATGAAGCGTGTCTCCTTCTTCATGCGGCTAAGGCCTTTTGTGGGTGTACCGCCAGGAGCAACCAATTGGCCTAACACCTTGACCGCTTTATCGACACGGCCTAATGAATTTCCTACGGGAAGGATATCACGCTCAAACGGAGGTACTCCTTCAGGTAGATCGAGAACAATGTGTGGCGTAAAGGCGCACTGGAGAATTGTCCGAATCGCGAATGACTGCTTCTCTTGCAGGAACTTGACTCGATCATGGAACGAGTCAATCTTTGACAGAGCAGCAAACGCCTCGTGTGGGTAAAGGTATTTCTGTACTTTCATGTTGGTTTGATTTATATGAAATCGGTTGTCCACTTCTACCAAACATGATACTCAAATGTCCAATGATGATCGCGAATATCATGAGGCCGTCGTGAGAAATCGCAGGACCAATGTGAACACAACAATAGTTACGTGTTCCGTCAGGTCCAGTGATGAAAGCGATTTCATCAAGATGCGACACATGAAATATCATGCTCCCAATCCGAAAAGTCTTTGTCTTCGTTTTCATGGTATGATTCACTTCTTTTGTTGACTCGTTGAATCCAACGCCTCTCAAAGTAGTTTAGCTTCTCAGGATGAATTGATTGAAGGCTACCGCACGGGCATGACTTCACGAGCACGGAAACATTTCGTCTATTGCCGCCTGCGGGACTCGTCCGCATTAGCATGCTAAACTTGCACGTGTGGCGTGAATTCATTAGGATGATCTTTCATATATCGTTCAGCGTCGGCGATGCAAAATGAACACCAAGTCCAACACTTGCCGTAAGCATGGTCTCTTAGGAGGGATGCCCGTGTTGGGCCGACATCTCGCTTAACAAGTACGCCGCCCTCAGCTGGGTCGCCCGTCCATTGTTCGACTATGCACCGTCCACCACGCATCATCTTTGCCGACATCGGGTACATCTTCTTTGCCAGCTTCCAGCTTTCTTTCTTGCTCCTTGCGATCATAGTATAGTCTGTGTAAAAGTTCAGTCGTTGTTTCTCGACCGTAATCAATCTGCGAGAGGTCCATAAAGTGCTTCACTGCCTGGGCGTAAGTCGATGTTGGGAAGACGAGACATACGCGGACCGCCTCGGCCTGCTCGGATTATGTCGTTGTACATCTTGGTTTTAGCGGCTCGTTTGATTCGACCACGAACAACGTTCTGCTGTTCTTCAGGAGTTAATGAATCCCACCAAGCGTCTTCGCGTTCCTTGAGAAGTTGAATGGTCTTGAGATTGTCTGCAATAGCGGATTCCTTGCGTTCATCGTATGTGCCGCGGCGTTTTGCTTGTCCCATGTTATTTGGAGTGTTTGATGTTAAAGATTTCCGAGTTGAGATCAACGAGTCTCGAGATAGCATTATCCAAACGAGCAGCAGCCGACTTGGCATTCTGACTCTCGAGTTGAACCTCTTGCTGAACCCGGGAGCGCAACTCGACTTTTGCGTCGAGCTCTGTTAGGAACACGTCAGACGCAGAGTGCCTAACGACAGTTCCATTGTTGTCTTCAAGAATGACAACCGATCCTTGTTGAGTTAGTTCAACAGCAGGAAAGATTTGATCGAAGTGTAGTACGTATCGAGATTTCATTGTTTTGGTGGGAAGAATTCAGCGGCGCTGCCTACAAGCATGCGGCAACCTTTTGAGACGAGGTAGTTGAAAACCTTGGCATTTGGAGTGTCAGGTTGTGATTCATAACAGGCCGTGATCTCTTCAACAACATTCGAAGGAATGTATGAAAGGTCGATGCACTCGCGGTTACGAAGATAGTTGCGATATGTGTCGGCGTCCATGATCGACTCAAGCTTGGAGTATGAGGCAATCCATTCATCGACAAGTTTTGCCTTGAGGGGCTTCTGCCGTTTCGTGGCATCGATGAATACGTCATCAGGAGAAAGAACGTTGGGAACTCCGTCGCCTCCACATCCTCGGAAGATATGCTCGAGCAGATACTTACGCGGGTTCTTATCGGACACAAGCTTCTTCGTCATTGGACTGAACTGTGACACGTTCGTGTATTTCTGCAACTGAATGAAGTCGTGGTCAGCTGACACGATCATCACAGGCTCGCCTTGCCCAAACTCTTGCGTTGATTCGACAAGCACGGCAACGATATCATCAGCCTCCGCTCCTCGAACCTGCACAACCTTGTAAGGCATATGCTCCATGATTTCCTCACGCACGAGATTGATGACGCGCCACACCGCATCCCAATCAATCGGCGACTCCTTGCGGTTGATCGACCTAGCCGCTTTGTAATTCGGAAACGCGTTCTTCCGCCAAGAACAGCCATCACACGCGAGAACCAACTTACCGAACTTTGCTCGGTACTTGACGTTATACATCCGCAAGGAGTTTAAGATCAAATGCCGAAGCATGCCTTCGTCAACATCATTTGACTTAAGAGAAAACATGCTTGACATAGCAAGCCCGGAATAGTCGACAATTATCATCTACCGCAATTGTATCAAGTAATCCGACTTTTGTAAATCACTTTTTTCTAAGCGAATTCACGTGGCTGCCATGAATCTTCACAGCAATCAAATTGTTATAGTAGTCGTCCGAGAGAAGGACTTCGCGCGCGAATTGTTCACGAGCCTCCGTATAGTTTAGTTCTCCCTTCGACTTGCATAGGAATAACACTTCCCTACTGAAATCGTTCTGCCGTTCTTCGACAAGCGCGGATAGGAGTTCGCTGGAACCAAAATACTTTTCCCAGTCTGACTCAACCATCTTTACACGCTTCCGCTTCTGACCTTTAAGCGGTGGGAGACGACGCTTCCCAACCATAAGCTTCTTGCCTATGTACTTTTTCCCTGTTAGGTTATCAGTGATCTCGTAAATGAATCCAATGTAACCTTCCTCAATCTTTTGTGCGGCCGCCTCCTTCGTGAAGGGTTGGGCGTTGTAGTACCACTGATTGATTTGAGTAAGTTCCATTATGAACTTATTTATTCATCATAGTCACAGTGCGTTCCACAGAATGGGCAATAAGCGGGATCCGATGTTTCAAACTCTTCGTCTGATTGCTCAACGGTATCCTCGAAGTCATCGCGCCAATCATCCATTTCAGTGTCATCCCAAATGAGTTCGTACACTGCTCCGCAATTACGGCATTTCGTTTTTTCGATCATGTTTTCGTCTAGATTTATACAAGCCTGTGAATTCAGTTTGCCCTGTCACTAACGCCTCCTCGACGTATGGGTTGCAGAGTTTACACTTGTTGCATATCTTGTATTTATTGCGAAGTGTGGATATAGAAGTCACGCCGTTCTCCTTCGCTATCACGAGGATCTCACGAAATGTCTTGTGATAGCATATGCATGACGTGATCATATCAGTTCACAGGATCCGCCTGAGCATGCCTGTGCACCTAGAGTGTCTGCATCAACGAATGTTTGCGCCTCTTCGATTGCAACGGTCCAATCAATCTCAACATAGTCACGCTTAAGATCGCACCATGTCTTCCACAACGAGACGTGCTTGAGGCAATATGTCGCGCGCCGAATGTCCGTGTCGAAGTAACGATCCGCGAATTGTCGAACGCGACGAACCCAATCGCTCTTGTTGAACCATGCGTCAAATACGTCGCGCGCAAGGAAGTACTCAACCAAGTCCTTGTTAGTTTTCTTCTTAGGATACTCAGGAACATCATAGGCTCCTGATAAGTCATCGCCAAAACCAAGAACGGTATCACAAGCCTTCCAAAGATTGTCGTCAAAGGCAGCAAGACCGTCAACAATCAAGCCTGATGCAAAGACCGATGCATCGCCGTATTCCTTGACGAGTTCGAGCGGAGTCATCACGGTCGCGAACGGAGCCTGTGCATAGTCAAGGTCGCCGGATGATGACAATAGCGAGATGCCTGCGAACCATTCTTGGTTATCGAAAATGAAATCCTCGACTGCCACCCACTCGTCGTCCTTAACCGTAATCGTGTTCGACACGTTGTGCCTCAGCTTAGGATTAACACAAAGGGAAACGTCTGTCCCTGCCCCAACCCAATTCTGTTGAGTGAGTTTTACCTTCTCGAGTAGTTGGACCGCGGTGAGTTGGTTCTTGACGATAGCGCCGCCTGGAACTTCACATAGGAATGAAATGACGGCATCTGTTTTATTCGACGACCAAACAGAGTCCTCGACCGCCGCAGGATTGCGACGTTGTGTTTCTTGCAAACAGAACTCGCCTTTGTTTGCCTGAACACGACGGATGTATCGCTTAGCGTGGTGGGGGTGAATGCCCGATGCAGTACCTAACACGCACGAGGTTGATCCTGCAGGCTTGACACATGTTGCACGAGCGGCAGGTCTAATACCTAACATTCCCGCAACTTTCTTATTCGTTTCGAGAATGTATTGTCCTGCTTCGCGTTGAAGAGCCTCATCAAAAATAACGTCTGGGTTATCCATCATACCCGTGATAGAACAACCAAGCAATGCCTCCTCGTCAAAGATCTCCTTCGACTCTTTGCTCAAATACTTGAAGTTCGTGTAACCGGCTTGGAGTGTACCGATGATTGCTGAAGCCTCACATGCGCGAAGGAAGTTCTCGCGGGTATCACACCACTTACCGTTGATCTCGGTTAGGTTGCATCCTTGGAATCCAGAACGACCGTCACGTGTTCGAGGGTACATCCCGATCTCAACACATGGGTTGTATCCAAAGTCAAGGTCGTCCATCCAAATAAAGCCTGGCTCGCCAAACTCCTTGGTCGACTTCATCAATGTTGCAAACTCCTTCCGAGAAACATATCCCTTCAGGAGAGCGGCTGAATTATTCGACCTAGCGCGTTGCGGATTATTGACGAACCAATTACCGGTCTTTGCGGTAAGCATATCCGGATCGTCGTGTGAGAACAAACATAGTGTGGCTGAACGACGAACACCGCCCGAGAGAACAGCATCTGAGATATGCATGATGACGTCATAACAGTCAATCGGACGGAGCTTGTTCGCAAACTCTCCAGATTTGAAAGCCTCGCTGCTAATACGTCCAGATATGAGAGCTGTTACCTTTTCAATAGCAGCACGCAAACCGTCAGGACCTGGCGCAGTGAACTGTCCTGCAATCAACGCGCCTGCAGGACGGATCAACGAATAGTCGAAAACGATCTTCTTATTTGCATACTCAGGAAACTCCTTCGACTTTGGAAGGAAGGACGCGATGAGAACGCCAATTGCGTCTGCCCATCCTTCAATCGAGTCAGCAATAACCCAATGAACTTCCTCAGTAGGTGTTTCGGATACAAGCTTAGGTAACTTCTTGACGTGTTGCTTTTGAACTGAAAAACCTACACCGCATCCGCAAAGGAGTGAGTATAGGGTTTCTGCAAAAACGCGTTCACGGTCGATGTGCGTGAACAAACAGTTGAACATCTTGAGTTCATGCTTGAAGATAGGCGCACCCGCAAACTGTAATGATCGTTGCGCAGCCAACACACGCTTCTTGTTCTGCATCGACTGTGCAAATGCGATAAGCGAGTCAAGCTCTGGATTAGCAGCGATCTGTTCAGCGTATTTCTCGCGGTGCATCGCATAAACTCGCGCGACGGCTTCCTCCCATGTTTCTCTACGTTTTTTAGTTGTGTTATACCTCGCGTAACGCGAATAGAAAGTGTATGCCGACAGTGCTTTAATACTCATAAGTTTTGAAAATCGTATGCGTCCCAATTCTATATATCAGACAGGCCGTGTTGTAGGCAGTCCGATATGACAACCTTTTCGTGCGACGGCGTCTACATACACGTAATCATGATTGCGTGTCAATGTCTGCAAAGACAACACTCGAGCGATCAACTCCTCCTTCGATAGTTTGGAGAGCGATGCGGCGTCGTTCTTGTCTATTTTAGATGATTCCATATTTGATATTTTACAACAGTTAGTGCCCTGTGTAAATCAAATTTCAGGAATCGTTCGCGGCGCGGCGACGAATTTGTCGTAGCACGCCATTGCTTGAATCACGAAGTACGATCGTGTTCTTAGGTTGCTTCTTAGCATATGCTAGGACCTCTGCTTGATCCTTATCATTGACGTCAAGATATTTTGACCACCGCTCAAACTTGTTGCGGCCAGTCTCGAAACGACGGAAGACATCAGATGGAACGTCGAACATTTTCCAAGTATCAGACGAACGCTGGTGTTGCTTGTGGTTCGTCGGCGTGGTATCTATGTTTGCTACGACATTCATTGGTCAATATCAAAGGGGCTTATTTTAATGACGGTTTTAGTTTCAAGGTGAAACACTTCGAAAATAGGTTGACCTAATATGTGGCCGCATGGCTCAACTGAGTCAGCTACTTCGACAAGAGAACCGCGCCGAATGATTGGCGAAGCGGTTGCTGGATGCAGCAGATCACGGCTAAGACTGAATAGACCTGGCATCAAACCATTCTCAGCTGATTCAGTTAGGGCAGGAAATTCAACGTTAGTTGCCTCAGAAAGAACTGCTTGGATCTCAGCGTCAGTCATTGACGTGTGTTCTTTGATTAGGTAAAGCGCGGTTAGATATGAAGCAATGGTCGTCTTCCCGAAAGGAACCTTGTTGACCAATCGCTTTACATTGAAGACGAGCTTGTGAAAAATGTTATAGACCGACCTTTCGTCTGGGTTCGCAGGTTGCCGCAATACCTTGCCGTCCTTATCAAGCAATCCTGCTTTGAACGCGCCAGTGTCCTCCCATGCTGTGGTTAACAGTCGAAGGAATCGGAAGGCATAGAAAGTGTCGGCACCGCGTGAAAGTAAACTCATAGTCGCTGAAGTTTTTTGACGACAAACATATCGGATGGGATTGTCTTGTATTCGTCAGGATGTAAAAGGTTAAGATATAGCAGAAATGTTTTCAAGGTTGGCCACATGACAGAATCAATTTTGAAGAAACACATTTCAGTTGCTGCTTGTAAACTGAACACGTTGTGAATGACAGTCAAGTGATTCAGAATCAAGCGCTCCTGCAATTCGTTCTTTTCCTTGTAACGATTGAACAACCGCTTTAAGTATTTGAAGCGAATCAGATCTTCCTCGAACTCTTCTTGGTCAAGAACGCGCGGGTTTATGTAATTCTTTGCCGCAAACAGAACAAAGTTCTTCTCGTTGAGATCAACCTTAGGCTTGATTAGAATATTCGGGTTACGAAGGTTTTGAATTGACATGTGAATCCGGAAGTGTTAAAATAAATTAGAATCTGCGCCGAACAATGCGAATCCAAATTGATTCAGATATTGATTAAGCACCTACTGATTGTATTTAACACGACATAAATGTTGCATGTTGGAATCTTAATAGATCTCCAACGGATCCCGAAGGGATAGGTAGGAATACGAAAAGGTAGTTTCATTATCTTACGCGTTTGATTGTTTCCGATCCAAATCCTGAGTTGCTTCCTCAGATACCGCCTTCTTAGCAGCTCCTTGAATTTTGGAGAAGACAGATGTGTCGCCTGTGACGAGTCCAATAAGTGTTAGGAAGGTGCCTGAGATCAAATCCTTTTGAGCAGGAGTAAGTGTCTTACCAGCTTCAAGTGCCTTCATTGCTCTAACGACTCCATTGACTTCCTCGGCAGGAACAAGACCTGTCATAGCGAGTCTCTTGAACTTCGTTTCATCGAATGCTTCGTTGAGATCGCCGAGGTCAATGATGGTTAGGTCTTGTTCCTTGACAGCCTTGAAGTATTGTGTAAGCGCCTTCGCAGCGGCTTCGCGTTCTTTAGTGGACTTGAATCCGATTTGGTCGTCATAGACGTTGCCCTTTCCAGCAGGAAGAACTTTGTCGAGTAGGCGTGCAACGACAGAACCATCTTGACCAATAACCTCGAGACGGAAAGGATCCATTTGACCCTTGGCGCCATCCCATGTTAGAACGGAGTTAGTCTTGTTCTCAACAAGGTCAGCTGACTCCTTCTTCACAGGTGGCCATTGGATTTCACCCTTTGCGGTGATGTGTTTTGCAAGCTTTCCTTTTCTCATATGAGCAACGTCAGCACTCATTTGATATCCCTTATAGCCTTGGAGTTCCCAGCCTTGACCAATAAACTCTTTCACCTTTTTCCACAATGCTGGAGCGACGTTCTCTTCAGCGATGTCAACCATTTCATCAAGATCTTCATTCTTTCGAGGGTATGACGTTGATTGGATTTCGTGGAAGTAAGGAACCTTGTCTTCAGCGGTGTCCATCCATTTCTCCATTTTCTCGGCGGTAGGGAACGACATCTCCTTGTGAACGATCGGGCCATCGCCCTTCTTAGAGAAGACGGAGTACCTAACTGCAAACCCATGAGCGGGGTTAGACGCCTCCTTGAGTTCAGAATAGAAGTCGCCGATAGCCTTACTGAGATTGAGGTCAACTGTCTTAATTTCCTCGATCATGTGTTCAACGATAACATCCTGGGCAAGACCGACACCAAACTCCTTGATTCGATTCATGCGGCGGATCGTTTCTTCATCGCCCAATGCTTCGATGATGTCCCATGGAGTAGGAACGAACTTATCCGAGATCGCATGTTCTTCGTCAGATACACCTTCTTGAACCGTGCCTGTCTTCGTCAACTTCTTGATAGCAGCGAGTGCCTGGCCGAGTTCAGCGTATGAGGTAGTACCTTCAACATTAACGATGGTGTATGGCTTTGCCTCGTTGTCCGTGATCGCGAAGTAAGTGTCAGCAAACTTACCAGCACGCATTTGGATGCCGAACATATGATGAACCTGTCCACTAGAAGGTTTCCATCCGGACGCAAACTTCTCGGGCGGCATCATCTTAAAGCCTGCAACACCCAATGATTTGACCATCGTCTGCCACGCAAGCGATTCCGCGAGTTCAAGCTCTTCTTTCTGAAGTTGGTTTTCTTCATCCATCGCACCCGCAAGATCTTCTTCGTCGTATGATTGACTTGGCATATCATACAACTCGGAGTGCTTATCATGAATGCTAGAGATGAGATCGAATGAATTCAGGATTGCATCAATCTCTTCAGGCAACAGTTCGATGCCTTCATCGCCGACCGCGGTATAGAGGTCATCAGCCATAGTCGCGATATGATTGAGCGCGATTAGAGTATGTCCAGTTGCATCCGCCTCGCCATCGTTATCATAAATAGCAGGGGTTCCGTTATCTACGACCTCGGCCGCAGCAGGTACATTTGGTATGTCGCTTGCGCGCATTTCTCGTAGTGATTTCATAGTAGTTCGAAGCTCTTAGGGATGTCTAGTTTCTTGGTGTTCTTATCAAAGAAAATTGTTGGGTGCTGTGTAGCACCTGGTAGTCCGTCAAGGTCGAGACGCAACTGATGTTTGAACGCTGCTTGCTTCCACGTACCTTTGAACGTATCGCCGACACGGCATGCCCCGAGACGAGCAATGCATTTGACTTTGCCTTCCGAACCAGGCGTGATGCCTTCCGATTCAACGAGGGTTGAATCAAATTGTTCCCACGCGTCCTTGATTGTCAGCATTGACTTCGACGCGATGCCTTCATTCAAATCAATGAAGTGACGCACAACGCCTGGATGTTGTGCACCAACCGTAAGTTCAATGATGCGGTTATCACGAAGATCAGAAACGGACTCATTCTTGTTTTGTGCCGCGTAATGCGCGCCAAGAGCCATCTTGATTCTTTCCTTCTTACTCTTTCCTTCGAATTTTGGATTGGTCGACTTCACGAAGTCGGTGATCCATGTTTCGACAGGATCGGATGGTGATAGTACTTCGTTTAGATTTTCCATACTGCTTTATTTATTTAGTTTCTCGACTGATGTAATCCACTTACGTTGGGTTCCTGCTGGTGATTGCACAACGACAAAGTTAGGACCCAACTCAGTAATCACGCCCTCTACCTTTGATTCAATGATTCTGACTTGGTCGCCTACTTCAAATAAGGACCCTTTGATAAACTCTTCGCGCTGTTCCGAGACAGGATCGAGTTGAATGTGTTGGCGGTGTACCCATGCTTCCTTAAGGCCCATGCCAGTCCTCACAGCATTGAACAACGCAGGAGATTCTGAGAAGTCCTTAGGAACACCTTTGTTGAAAGTTTCGATGTTGTTATCTGCAGCAGCAGCCCTCATCTTTGATGCGGACATACCATCAACATCATCGGAGTCAGGATCACGTTCCCCGCTTGATATGATTTGCAAACCATCTTTGAAATTATAGAAGCCATGCTTTGCCTCAACGCCGTTGTACTTATTCAACATTCGGTTGAACTCGTCGATTCGGTCAGACCCTACGACAACAATCGCTTTCGTGAATCCTTGCTTGAATAGTTTGGTTAATGCTCCGAAGATATCACGAATTGACTCATCCTCGATTATGTTACGGCCATGCTTAGGAAACATCTTCCGCATGAACTTGATCTTATCGGAATATGTTAATGGATTTTTCTTTGCGTCTTGTGTCTGGGATGTATAGACACGGTAGGCATTACCTTTTGCAAGTGATGCCATTTTGGTAATCACCTTTTCATGCCCTATGGTAGGAGGCTGAAAGCGGCCGAACGTAAGAACGATTGATTTTACGCGTTCTTCCGTGAAAGACCTAAATGATTTCAACTTGGGCATACTATAATTTATCCGCGTATTGGTTCTTTGTTGGAGGCGGCGCTGCTATGTGTTTTGGCGGTACTGGTGCAGGCACATGCTTAGCAGGCTTATTAGAAGGATGCGGCTTAGCTGATGATGCAGGTTTCGTAGCAGGAGTATGCTTAGGCTTTGTAACAGTCCCAGGACGAACTTGTTTATGCGCAAATCTAGCGGATTGCTTTTTACGAACAGTAGGAACTAAACGAGTCGCAAGTCGCTCAATGCCCTTCTTACGTGTGGCAAGGATTTTCTCGATACGAGCGCGTTCACCGACAGATACATCTGCTTTATTACGACCGCCCAACAACTTGCGAGCCATCATTGTTCGAGCAAGGCCACGAGCACGACGCTTAAGAACATCGGTACCGCCTCGGCGTTTCATTGCAATGGCACGGGCACGAGCAAGCTTAGGAGCAATACGACGCATGACCATTTTGCGATGCATGCGTTGTTGAGGTGTTAGGGCCTCGCCTAACATATCAACGTCTTCATTCATCGACCGCATGAACAACTTAACAGCCATCGCAGTCGGAGCACCATCATAAGACCCACTGCTGTTGCTTACGTCATACTTAATCGCTTTGTCGAGGATATGACTCAGCGCCTTCTTAGCGCTATTCGACACCTTCCCAACAGCCTTGATATGCTTTAGAATTGCAAGGTCAGTTGCAGCTAAACCCTTTTCAAGAGCAGCCCAATAATCAGTAGCCTCACAATAATTCTGACGGCGCTTATATGCGTGATATGTCATCAGCCCAATCGGGTCAATTTGTCCCCACATCACAGGGTCAATGCTGATGAGGTCGCGGAAATCGTAAACACGGGTGTCCATATTCCGTATTTATACATACCTTGCTATCAAATACGGAGCAGGTCAGGGACAGGATATCCCTTCTTCTCAATGCCCTTAATAGTATCTGCAATGATGTCATTGATTCGATCCTTGTAAGGAAACGTCGGACCATTCATTGCTCGCAACGCGTCCTCGAATGTTAGGATCCCGTCTGAGTCAACATCAGGTCCATAAAGGAATCGAGCAACCTCGTCAGGATCATTCGTGACAACCCGCTTGTAATGCACTCGCGGCGTCTTCGTGATCTTGCCAGTCTTCGCGGATAACAGTGTTTGCTTACCGTGAAGCAACCCTTCGCTTGTCGAGAACCAGTACCGTTCCCACTCAGTTACGATACCGTCTTGAACGACAGTCGGACGCAGTTCAGCATGCTTAGCAATGAAGAAGTTCAGTTCATTGCGGTAAAGACCTTTGTATTCCGAATGCAAATGTTGTGGTGAGTAGTAACTCCACATTGCATAATCAAGCGAGCCAACCACCATGAGGTCGATCTGCACAAGTTGTCCTTCTTGCTTATCATCGTAATTCATGATCGGATAAGCAATAGAGATGATGCCGATTTGTCTCATGTCTTTGAATGCATAACCTAGGCGCGTTAGCTCCTCGACGTATAGATCAAAAATGTTGAACTTCAACATGTCTCTGTTATACACTTCGACCGCAATGTCAATATCGCCCGAGGTTTCATTCCAAGCCTTCTTACCTGCTGAGCCGATGATAGCGGTATTACTTGAGTTGAAGCATAGCGGCCCACCGAGCATCTCGCGAAAGTTCGTGTATGTCCAAGACACGTTCGCTTGATTGATTCGAGTCACGCCTTCGACAGCATTGCCTCCGTTAGGCTTTACTGCATCAGCTAGTTTTGAGAACGTCGTTTCCATATTGTAGTCCTTCTTTGATGAATTTATCAGTGATCACTTTCAGTAGAGTTCGGTCAGGGAATTCAATGACGAGTCCTTCAATAAATGGACCGAACAAGCCTCGGTCCATGTATGATAGTATCTTGTCACGTATGATGACTTGGTGTTTATGAACTTCACACTTAAGAGCAGCCTTTGCTACTTTATCAGCCTTCTTGCGTGAGCTCAAGATTTCAATTAAGCCAAAGTTACGCACATCATTCAACTCGTAAAGATCACGGTTGATATTCTCGATCTCCGAAGTCAAATCAATTTCTCGTATGTGCGTGTTAGGCAAAACATACTTACGTTCAGACGTAGAGATTCCAACCAAATCATGGAACACCGCGAACTCGTCGGAGCTGCGGTTGCCTTTTCCATCAAGAACCATGATAGGAACGAATGTCCACAAGTAACCTAAGTCGACTTTGAAATACGGAATGCGAATGAACCGGGCCATAGTGTCCGATTGGGCACGCGCCATCGGCATGAACATGATTTCACCAATGATCTTGATCCCGTCATTGGAAAACTTACGAAGGACTTCCATCAATTTTGTGTCTCGGCTAATTGCCTGAAGTAGGAAGTCAAAGTTTCTCCCGATTGAGCCGTCATAACCTTTCGACTTATCACGTGCTTCGAAGTCGCCAACGGAAAACATCGGAGGCGAAGTGGCGGACTCAAGAAATAAGTCGCCTTGTTTGTTTCC